TTATTGTTCACTGGGGGCCTGAAATAGCCCGTCGATCTGGGCCACAGAGTAAACCTTGCGCGATCCTTCAAACGGGATGCTGGGTGTGATCTTGCCCCGTTGCACCATGCGATAGAACTTGTCGCGGCCAAAAGGCCAGCGCGGGGAGTTGATGGCCTGCGTTGCGGTCACATACTTCACTTCGTCGGTGATGATCTGATCTGCCATTATGTGTTCTCACCTACGACAACAGGAACGTCGCGCCATTCTTCGCGTATTTGGTCAACGTTTCTGATCTGCCACTTTCGTTGCAATTTGCCTGCGGAGTATTTGTCCTTGTGGTAGACCCTGAAATCTAATGTCGGGTATTCTTCTGACGCCAATTGAATGCCCATGGTGTGATCCATCAGGTGTCCTCCTTAGCCAGGGCGGCGCGGTGCATTTTATCAAAAAGATCAAGCGCCTTTTTCAGATGCCAGTTTTCAATCTCCAGCCTCTCCACTTCCTCTTGCAGGGCGGTCACGGTGTCGTCGTGGTGGTATTGGCAAGCTCCTTCGCATTGGTGCGTGTCTTCAAATTCCGGCAGCTCTTCGCGTGTCAGCCAAATCACTTTCGGCGCTTCACTCATCCCCCTTGCCCTCCTGATCATTGCGGCACCTTCTGCACCGCTTTACAACTTTGTCCTGCTCCATAGAGCCGCCTAGTGCGGTCATTACCGCAACCCTAGCTCCGCATCTTACGCACGGCTTGTCATCGTCCGCAGCGTTGTCCCACCAACTCACACTTGCCATCACTCGCCCTCACCTCCGCAAAACGGACACGGTTTCAGTTCAGGTGCTTCCATCCTCAGTCCTCCAGTGCTGCTTTGATGCTTGCTTCGCGGTGGGATTGGGCTGCGTCTTTGGCGGCTTCTGGGCTTGAACAGTACCCGAATGCACCTAGCGGAGTTGACCATTTCCAGCCATTCTCGTCAGCGCATCTGACCGTGTAGCCAGTCGGCACAGTGTGGTAATCTCCGTTCCAAGAGCAGATGTGTGACCTGTGCCACACCAACGGCTTGACCTTCACCCCGCCCGCGCTTTCACGGGCTTGGCGGTATGCGGTGAGGCGTTCATGCATGATTACTCTTTGCTTTTGCCATTCGCTCCACGAAACGACTTGCGGGTCTACGGTTTGAATGGGGTCTTCTGGTGTGCCATCGAACTTCAGCTTCATCTTGCGCTCAAGATCCACTTCTTCCGCCAGCGCATCCGCTGCTTTAATCAGGTCGGTCATTGAGGGTCTCCTGCTCTCTGGTTCCATCGGCCAAAGCACTCTTTCGGCGGGTAGTTTGGGTCAAGTTTGCTCTGATCACCGTGACTCCAGAACTCCCTGTCTGTGAATGAAATCCCGCAGGACGTGCATCCAACAGACCACCAGAAGCGGCCATACACGCTATCGCCACCGTCATTATGGCAGGCAGGTCCTCCACAGAATGGGCATGGTTTTAACACCAGATCAGCCATCACCCTTCCCCCTCAGTGCTGGTGGACTTGAGGGCGGCGCGATAGTTTTCAAGCACCTCTTTGAACGCACCGGACTTGCCCATAACGAAATCAAAAATTTTAGGGTCTAAAGGATGTTCCCCCGTTTGGTGCGCGGCCTGCATCCTGCCATAGGACTTGGCTTTTCGCTCAACCCATTCTTCAAAGAATTTGAGGGCGGTCATGCCTGAATGGACGCTGAATTTTGTCAAGCAATTAGGCTGGGTCAGCGCGTCAAGAGGCACCATGCCTGCGGCGACCATCCTTTCGCTCAGCGTACCGTCAACAGCCTTTCGCATGGCTTCGTTATCATCCCGTGCCGCCTGTAGCTGGGCGCGAAGGGCGTCGCGTTCTCGGCACTCGATTTCACAAGCAAGCCTGTCGAGGCGATCCCAGACACCGTCTTTGATCGGGACGTCTGTCTCTGGGTCGTGATTGCTGATAATCTGCTCCAAATCATCAAGAGCGCGATTAAGGATTAGGTTCCGAGCGGCGTCTTTATGCCGGGCCTCTTTGCTTGTGTCAGTCATGTGTGTCTCGCCCTAAACCAATCAATCACGCTGATTTTCAAAGTCCCCGTAGGTACGGAGAACCCATGCTCTCGGTAAAGCTTGGCCATCCGTACCCACTCTTCAGGATTGTGTGACCAGAGCCTTTTTGCTGCGTCTTCGATGGTCTCCCGGCGCTCTACGGGGATTGAGGGGTGGTATCCTCTCCGGCACCGTCGGCAACGGCAGACGCCATTTTTGTCGAGTTCCAGTGAGCTAGTCATGTGTGCTCTCCAAGCTGTCGCAGAATTTATTGGCGGCAGTGCACGTCATATTCCCCATCACGTCGCCTGTAGCCAGGTGGTAAACTTCACGCCCAGAAGCGCGGGGGTCTGAGGTTGGCCGGTGCCCGTAACCCAATCGGCGAAGGCGGTTTGTTGTGGTTTCCTCTGCCATGTGTGTTCTCCGTTCAGACGCTCAAGCAACGATCAGGTTGCCCATTCGGTGTTGTGCGATAAGGGTTTCCCCGAGTGCGCGGGTCACGTCATCCCAGCCCCAAAGCTCGCCGTTTCTGCGCCGATCCAGAGCGTCGTGGCAGTCAGAGCAGGCGAAGACCGCGAGGAAATCCATTGGTTTCTCAGATGTCCCGGCCCAGCCAAATGCGCGGATATGGCAAAGGCTGGTTGTCTCGGCGTTATGGTTGCAGCAGGACAGGCGAAGGGTGCAGGCCTGGCCTTTTGCGGCGGTGCGCAGCTTGGTCATCTTCGGGCCCGTCGCCTTCATCGGCTTGCGGGGCGGCTTCGGAGGCTTTGCGCCTTTCAGGCCGAGAGGCCCGCGCCCCATGAGGTCAGTCATTGCTCAGACCCCATCCAGCCCGCGCGCTTTGCCTCGCGCCACTCGACGCCATGCCGGGTGCCATATTCATAGATCACCTCGATCAGATCCCGCATCTGGGCCACGCTGAGCTTTGATGAGCGGAACCCGATGGGGAAGGGCCCAGATCCATCCAGACCTTCTGCAAACTGGACCTGATGGCCGAGGCTCTGCATAAATGCTGATTTCCACGTGTCCTCTGTCCACTGGCGACCCTCTGGCTTGGCTTTCGCCACATCGTGGAGCATCGCCCACAGCTTGCGGTTTTGCGGCTCGGAGCGCTTTTCAGCCGTGATGGTGATAACCGCGCGGTCTGGTGCTTGAGCAAGGGCCGCGGCGGCGTAGGCGCGCTGCTGGGGTCCGACAAGATAGATAGTTGGCATCACGCAGCGCCTTTCTCAGCCAGTTCATCAACCATCACACTCAGCGCCTCGGCTTCGGTGTGGTCTGTTTGCTCTGCGGCCAAGGACACGCACAGGCGAAAGTCCTCGGCGCCAGGGTTCGGGATGATCCGATGAACGGCGGCAAGGTTTTCATCGTAGGCCTCTCGGATCTCGGCGCGATTGATCATTCTGCGGCCACTTTGGAGCTGAACGGATCGTCCTCAGTCACAGCGTCGTCCTGCGTCTGTTCGTCGGCCTTCGCCGCAATCTCCTGCATGGCGCTCATCCGGTCCACTGTCCCGGGCAATGAGCCGCTTACGATTTTGCGGGCCAGAGAGCCGTTCGCTTTCACCTGCGGGCTGTTCCACCATTTGGTGAGTTCCTCGACCCCACCCTTTGCCGCCTTCTCAGCATCTTGCAGAACCTCACTAATTACGTCAGCGGTCGGCTCATTTGGCAGCGCGGCGGATTGTGCTTGCAGGGGGGTGACTGTGTGCTGCTTTTTCCTCCCGCGCGTCTCGGTCAGAAAGAACGATTGAGGCTTATCCAAGTGGGACATAGCAGAAATCCGAATGCCTCCGACCTTCATGCCCCCATACTTCACTTCCGGATCCAGATAGAGGGTCATTGCGCGCCCTGCGTAGACAGAGCTGTCATCACCCCAGACGCGGATCAGAAGCCGGCGCATTGTTTTGCAGGGCTTGAACGGTTTGCCGTTGTCGCCCTCGAAACTGATCCAGACCGGTTGGTCCTCAGAGTTGTTCACACGCACACCGGTGACGGTGATTGTGCGAGGGCCGCCGATCAGATCTTCGGCGTTCAGCTGGTCAGACTTTGCTGCGATGGTGTGAAGAATAGAAGTCACAGGATCATCCCTTCATAGTCGATACGTTCGGTTGGTGTGTATGTGGCAGGGTCTGCGGTGGCGGCGGTGTAGGCTTTGATGATTTCCTGAACGTTCGCTTCAAACTCTTTGGCCGCCTGAGCGATGGCTGCTTGGTAGCCCGCATCTGGAAAGACGCGGTGGGTCATCATGGGCAGGCCGTGAGAGAAGCTGATAAAATCGCACCAAACACGGCCCGAAAGGAGCAGGCCGACCTGGACTTGCGCCATGTACTCCTTGGGAATTCCCTCCCCACGCTCGCGCGCCGTAATGCTCGCAAGATGCAGGTGCGGATCCCGGCTCTTGACCTCTATCAGGCCATCGACACCCACCAACCCATCGGGGGAGTACCCAAAGAACGGAAAGCGGTCATTTGTGATGAAACCCACCTCCGAAACCGGCGCGTATTTCTCGGCGTAGATGCCTCGCGCAACGTCCTCATCGATGTGACCGCGCAGCATCTTATCTGTCGTGAAGGTATCTTCCGGGATGCCTGTGATCCTCTGAATGGCGATCTTGTTTGCCAGGGCTCGGGTTTTGTCATTCGCGGCGAGCTTGAGGGTCGGCGTAACGATTTCCTTGACCGCGCTGGCGGTCAGGACGCCGCAGCGCAGCCGCAGCCACTCATCAGAACCTTGCTCGGCGCTGTGCAGCTTGACGGGGGAAATCTGGTTCATTGTCTCACCTTTTCGGAAAAGACCCCCGGCGCGAGTTTGGGATAGATTGCGCCGGGGGAGAGTTGGCCGCGCGTCTTGGTGCGCGGCCCAGGGAGGATCAGATTGCAGCGCCGGCCATCCACGCGATGAGGCGAAGAATGGGGCCAGCGGCGAGATACACGCCAGCTGCACAGAGGAACGCGAGGAACCAGACGCCCCAGACAAAATCTGCGGTCATATCCTCATGGAAGCGCTCTTGATCAGCTTCGCTATTGAGCGCCTCGAAGGCGTCCGCGACACAGCCGGGGTTCCCGGTGTCCAGTCCCCGGCAGGGCTTCCGTGAGTGGTTCGGGGGCAGAGGCCCCGCCGGGGCGGAGGCTGCAGCGTAGTCAGTGCGCAGCTTTTCGATGGTCTTGCCGATCTGGTGGACGTTGCAGGCGCTGTTCATGCCATTGCCCCCGCGATTGTCTTGGCTGCATCGCGCAGGCCGCACACATAGAATGAACTACGGCCCTCAAGGTCAGACTGAGCCGCCGCAACTTCGAGCAGTTTGATCAGAACGTCAGCCTGCGCCGGGTGCGCTGTCTCAGAAAGGTTGATCGAAGCGTCAGCCAGAGCGCCGATCTCACTGTCTCCGGTGCCGAGGGGTGCGGTAATGTCCGCATCGCCCCCGACAACCTTGTAAGTGCCGTCAACGGTAGGAATGACGTGGATAGGGTGAATGGTCATGCCCGCACCTCCGACTGATAGGTCAGGGCGTTCTCTGCCAGCTTCTTTGCGGTCTCAGCGAGGGGGTTCACATAGTCAACGTCGATACTGAAACTGCGGCCTTTGTCGATCAGACGACCAAGATCATTTTGGAACTCGCGCAAGTTCCGCTCTTCTTCGCTGGGGAGGTTGTCGATCGCATCGCAAAGCGACTTAATCGCGCTTTCAAGTGTTCCCCCGCTACCTGAGATGCTGTAGTTCGGTTTAGTGCAGGATTTCATCCAGAGTTCGCACTCCCAGAGCTCATCGCCAGACGCAATCCGAATATGCGCGCCGTAGTTTGGGGCGGAACCCGTCTTTTCAATGTAGCGGTTGTCAACTGCTACCAGCGCTTCGCTCATTTCTTTTGCAGTGTTCATATCAGTCACTCCGCTGCGATTTGATGGATAGGGGCGGCGTAGTCCGCCGGGTCGAACTCAGCGTCGTCATCGTCAATGATGCTCTCGCCGTCGTTCAGTGTTTCGGTGAGTTGCGCCTCAATGATCCGCTCTGCGCGGGTCACGTCTGCCTTGCCGAAAACCTCGGCCAGCTCGTCGCGGGAGTGCAGGGCGCCCTCAACCACCGCATCAGCGATTGAGGCGTAAACCCCATGGCCGCCGGCGCAGCCAACAGAGGCGTCAGGCTCATCGTAATCGGTGGTGAAAAACACCTGCGCCATACACTCGATATCGTCTCCGAGGTAGATGGTCTTGAATACGCGGTCTTGCATCTCAGACCTCCACCAATTTGCCGTTCACAAGCGAATACCACGTCATTGGATCGACCCCATCTTGACCGGCAATGCCCGCAAAAACACTGATGATCTCGTCATCATCGTTTCGCTCAGTAAGGAAAATCGCACATCCCTCTGCCGCCATTGCGCGACCACCATAACCACAAGCCATAGCTGCGCCGCTGTCGCCTGTTGCGGATGCTGCGCCTCTGTCGCCTGTTGCGGATGCTGCGCCGCTGTCGCCTGTTGCGGATGCTGCGCCGCTGTCGCCTGTTGCGGATGCTGCGCCTCTGTATCCTGTTGCGGCATGTCCCTTGATCCATTTAGCGGCGTCAAAGACATGCTTTACAGCGGCCTTGATCATCTCGCTGATCTGGATCTCCGGTTTGATTTCGATCCGTGCGGACGCTATCTTTGTGTCGCTATGTTCCTTCTGGTCCGTATCCCCGGACATTTCGACAAGAGCGAATCTGCTGGATGCCGGGGGATAGTAATTGAACACATCAAGAGGGTGCAGGCAGGCGTGGAAGCCGTTTCCGCAAACCTTAATCTCTCCGTCTTTCTCGAAAGTCTTGCCGACCTCGTATTGGAAGTCTCGGCAGGTCCAGTCCCTGTTGAAACCTTTGTAGGCGATAATGCGGTCTTGCATGTTGGCTCTCCCATTGCTTGAGAACCAACATAATAGGATAAATCCAAATCGCAAGAGAAAAGTTTGGAAAAATCCTGTTTTGCGATACCTAGGAGTGTGGGATAGCTATAGAAGGCTCACAAATAGTTGAGCGATCCGAGCACGTTCCAGCTTGGTTGGGGGATAGAATAGAGAGAGTACCCACATGAAATGCAGGGAAATCACGCAGAGAGATCAGGAGGAAATCCTGAGCCAGCTTGACAGGGGGCAGTTACTGAAGCTTTTGCTTTTGGCGCTTACTTCTGGGCGATCCAGGCCTGAGCAGTAACCAGTAGGCGGCGACGATCTTCATCGGGCAGGCTATCAAGGACGGCGGATATGTCATCCCGCAACTTGTCGTCGCTCTTTTCTCGCAACAAGTGTTGAACCGTGACCCCAAGCTCGCGAGCGATTTTGTGGATCGTGTCCAAGCGTGGGTTGCGGCTCTTCCCGGAGAGTATGTCATATACTGCTGTGGCGTTCATGCCTGCGGCCTTCGCAAGCTGTGCAGCGTTCGTGCCGCGCTGCGCCATGCGGGCCTGTATATTTGTGGCCAATAGCATTGTGAGTTCATCTCTCTCCATGTTGAAGGGTTTATCCTAACAGCACATAAGTACGCCATTAGGAAGTTTCCAGTTGTAAGATCCTTGGAAATATCCTAATTTCTGCTCATGCAGACAGAAACCCACATCCCGCACCCCGACCTGCTGGCGAAGATTGAGGCGCATTGCCGAGATGCCGGCATATCTGAAACCGCTTTCGGCAAAGATGCCGTTAAGGACCCGAACCTCGTTCGTGACCTCCGCTCAGGGCGTGAACTCCGCCGGGCTACTGTGGCGAAAGTCATGGACGCCCTCTGTGCCACACAGGCCCGCCAATGACCCGCGCACACATGGGGTGGCGGGTATGAGTGAACCCTACATCAAGTCAATCCCGCACGAGGAAGACGGCAAACTGCATTTCGTGGTGGATCAAGCCGGTTACGAAATGTTCATGCGATTGGTCTCTCGGGCAGTCCCGACGAAGGCCGACAATCCGGCAAATTTCAACGCAATCAAGGACCGTATCTCAGGCGCATTCCTAACGGGTGCAATCCTGATGGGCTGGAGAGGTAAAAGAGGATGAAGGTTATGGATGTTCTCACAGCAGTAAAGCAGGGCGCACGGGTCATGGTCACCATGCCAGACCGTGCGGACCGCAAGAAAAAGTACAGCCTCACGGACGGGACCGAGGTCAGCCACGACCAGTTTGACCGCCTGAAGCCTTTTCTCGCCGCTGATGATCCCGGCCTGATGCCCGATGCGGAGCCTCTGAGCTACCGCTGGGGAGGGTGAGACATGGCTGACCAGATTGAGATCCGTCACTGCGGAGAGGTTCGTTGCGGACACATGCCAGTTGGCAAGGTCACTTGGGACATGGGGTTTTCGGGGGATTTTGTTGGCGACTGGTTCCTTGAAGTTGAGCCGGGTCAAGCTGAGCTGGACAACCTCAGGGGCCAGATCAGTTCACTCATAGACGATATTTCGGATCTGGAATACGGGCTAGACGAAGCCAAGGACGGTCAGGAGCAGGCGTCCCTAGCGCTGACCGGATTGCAGGACGAGGTCCGCGCCTTCCTGGCGGGCGGCTCCTTCTGCGATACGGCTCTATCTCGGCTGTCTGACGCCCTCAAATCCTCCGAATAAGTCAATCACCTCTCGCATCAAGGGAAAATTATGATGGTCATGACCACAGACGAGAAATCCGAAAACTACCGCGTCACAGCGGGCGAACTGCGCCAGTTCATTGAGCGGTTCGAGCGCTTGGAAGAGGAAAAGAAGGCGGCTGCTGAGCAGCAGAAAGAGGTCATGGCGGAGGCCAAGTCGCGGGGCTACGACACCAAGGTTCTGCGCAAAATCATCGCTCTTCGCAAGCGCGACAAGGATGACATCGCCGAGGAAGAGGCAGTCCTCGAAATGTACAAAGAAGCGCTTGGGATGGGCTAGAGACATGGCCCGCCCATCATCTCTTGAACACCAACCTGAGGTTTCAAGGTTCTATCCTCGGCGGGTTCCTACATCCACGCGTTCTTATGTCATGGAACGCGATGGCGAAACGTGCCGGTACTGCGGATCAAAAGACGGGCCTTTCCATATCGATCACGTCATGCCTTGGAGCCGTGGAGGTTCGAACGATGCGGGGAACCTCGTTGTCGCATGTTCGACCTGCAACATCGAGAAAAGCGACCGCACCCCAGAGGAAATGGGCTGGCACACTTTGCCCATCAAGAGAGTGCCAAAGCTGGTCAAGCAACCAAAAGCCAGTGACCCGAATTGGATGCAGTTCGCCAGTCAGTCGGAGCTAGAGGATCTGGGCCGGCTCGCTGTGGAGGTCGAAGAGATTAAGACTGCACAGAGCCTTGACCTACGTGACCGCGGGAAGATCAGGGCGCGCTGCATTCGCCGTATGCGCCGGTTGAAAGGCAAATCATGAAATCCAACGTCATCCGCCTATCATGGCCCCGCCGTGCGCTATGGGAAAACGAAAAGGCCAGCCACATGGTCAAGGCCGCAGCCAAGCGTATGTACCGCAAGGAAGCCTGGGCGCTGGCCTTAGAGGCGAAGTGGCCCAAAGACCCGCGCGCGGTCCTTTCCTTTCGCTTCTGCCCGCCAGATCGGCGCAAGCGTGATGCCCACAACCTCCCAACCACTCAGAAGGCAGCTATCGACGGCATAGCGGATGCAATGCGCGTGGACGACCAAGGGTTTCTTTGCCTGTTCCCGGCTGAGTTCGGCCCGGTTGAGAAGGGTGGGGCGGTCTATGTTGAAATCAAAGGTGAGATCACATGAGCCTGCCTTATTTTCCTATGTTCCCATCCGACTTTGAGGCGAAAACCTCGCACCTGACGCTGGCAGAGGATGGGGCCTACAACCGTCTTTTGCGCATCTGCTGGATGACGCCGGGATGCACTATCCCTGCGGACGAAAGCTGGATCGTGCGCCGGGTGCGAGCCTTCACAGAGGCCGATAGGGAAGCTGTCCGAGCGGTATTGTCCGAGTTCTTCACCGTAGAAAATGGCCGCTATAGCAATGCTAAGCTGAGCCGCATTTGGCTTGAGGCAAACGAGGCCCACGAGAAGCGGAAAAACGCAGGCTCGAAGGGCGGGAAAGCTAAGGCGCTGAAAACAAAGGAAACAGGCTTTAGCAATGCTAAAGCAATGCCCAAGCAACCAGAACCAGAACCAGAACCATATAAGATAGAGGATACTAACGTATCCTTGTCGCCTGCCGACGACGCGAGCTTTCGGGCCGTCGATGAAATTGCCGAAGCTGTGAACGACTTCAACGTCGCGGCAGGGGCGAGCGGCTGGCCAAAGGTCAAGGTTCTAAGCAAGGCCCGCAGATCCGCATTGGCGGCAAGACTGCGTGAGTGTGGAGGGCTGGATGGCTGGCGCGTCGCCCTCGAAAAGGCCCGTGGCTCTCCGCACCTCTGCGGCCAGAACGACCGCGGATGGGTCGCAAACTTCGATTTCCTCACCCGACAATCTTCCTTCGCAAAGCTCATGGAGGGCAACTATGACAACCGAGATCACACAGGTCAGCACCAATCCCGCCCTCACCCTGGCACAAGCCGACCTGGGCACGGAACGGCTGCGGCATTTGCTACCGTCGCTGCGCGAATGTCCCAAGGCGCGAGCTGAGGTGGCGAAGATCCTGCCTGTTCTGAGCGCCCCGGCAGACCCAGCTTGGCTCATGGCCCGCATCGGGGCCTTGCTGCTGCCATACTACGAAAAGGACGTTCCGCAGTCTTTCCGCGAGATCGAAGCTGAGGATTGGGCGTATTCCCTCGCCGACGCGCCACAGTGGGCCGCTACCGCTGCAATGCGATGGTGGAAAAGTGCCGACAACCCCAAGCGGGGAAAGCGCCCTCTGGAGGGGGATATTCAGGCCCGGATCCGGCACGAGATGCAGGCCGTGCGCGCCACCCGCATTGCTTTGCAATCCCCGGATCCGGTCCTGAGGCCGGAACAGCCCCCGCGGGAACGGGTGTCGGCAGAGAAGATGGCGGAGATCATCGAGAGCAAGGGCATGACGCGCGAACGACTTGCCGGGATGCCGCTGGACGCCATGCCGGGGTGTGATTTCGGCGCTAGCGCCAAGGCCCGTGCGGAGGCCGCAGAATGACCACCGAGAGCCTCATAGAAATGGAGCTGCGCCACGCCAAAGAGCGCGCAGAGCTGGTGGAGAAGATCCGGCATGACGCTTACACCGCTGGGCTGCATGATCGGATGAAGCCCGGATCGGTAGCAACACCGTCCAGCCTGATGGAACAAGTCACCGAGACCGTGGCTATGGCGCACAAGGTTCTGCCGAGTGAGCTTCGCGGCCCCTCGCGGTTCGATCACTTCAAGATCCCTCGCCGCAAAGTTTGGGCTGAGCTTCATGGACGGGGCTACAGCCTTGATCAGATCGGCCAGCACTTTGGCCGTCATCACACCACGATCCTTTCAGGCATCCAGAAACACAAAGCAGAATTGGAGAAGGCTGATGGCTAAGAAAATCCGCGACGTCGTGGTGAAACTTGGTCAGTACCAAGACCGCAACACGGGTGAGACAAAGGCCCGCTGGGGCAACGTCGGCAGCCTGATGCAGAACGAAGAAGACAAGAGCCTGTTCGTGGTTCTCGACCGCACGTTCAACCCGGCGGGCGTTCCAAACCCTGAACATCGCAGCAGCCTTATCCTGTCGTGCTTTGTGCCTCAGGAGCGCCAGCAGCAAGGCAGCGGCCAGCAGGGCGGTTCTTACGGCGGCGGGCAGCAGCAGGGGCAGAACGGTTATGGCAGCCAGCAAGGGGAAGGTAGCCAAGGCGGTTCTTCGCACAACATTGATGACGATGAAATTCCATTTTAGGAGATAAATCAGTGTCTTATCAGAGAATGATTGAGTTTGCCCGCGCTGAGAATATCGCCATGCACAAAAGCTGGCAGGGGATCGCGCCGGTGGAAGCTGAGCCGAAGAAGCCAACCCGCAAGCGGAACCTCAGCCCAAAGGAGCGCCAGGAGGCCACGAAGAAGGTTCGGCGGATTGCATCGCAGTTCGCCAGAGACCGCCGCGTCCCGGTGAAGCAGTTTCTGGGCCGCGACCCTCTCAGCGGCAGCACCGTTCACCCGCTGGCCCTCCTGCGTCGTGAGTGCTGGGCGGACCTGTTCGAGAACCACGGCATTCCGCAGGTCATCATCGGCGAGGTGTTCGGCGACCGAAACGGGGGGTGCGTCAGCCGCGGGATTGTGCTGCACCGAGAGCGGGCGGGAGGTGCCGCATGAACCGTCACGAGAGGCGAGCGCAGCGGCACTCACGCTGGGGCAGACGGATCATACTCACGATCAAGGCCAACGGGCGCATTCACGAGCTCCACGCCACCAAGGGATGGCGTAGTTACCGAAGCTGGCAGGCAGGGGGTGGGGCATGAGATCGTGGGGAGGTTCGCTCGTCTCGGCAAGCGCTGCCCTTGCGCAGCAGAGGGCAGCTGCGTCGTCTGCACAAGCCGCTCACTCACTCGCGATGAGGTCCATGGCTCTTGATGTTGCAAGGAAGCACGGGTCATGCGTCGTAATAAAGCATCACGGCGAGTGGTTCGCCCTTATCGACGCAGAGAGCCATATTCCGAAGGTAAAGCAGGCAGGGGGAAAGCAATGATTGGCATGGGCAAGCTCTATGGAGAGAGGTCTATGGACGAGTTTAGGCGAGCCGCTGCGAATCTCGACAAAGCGGCTGCGGCCCGCAACAGGGCGTATGAAGATGCGCATATCTCGGGGCTGTTCAGTTTTCGCTGCTACTCAACCCCGCCTGAGCCTTCCTTTGCAAGTTACTGGGAGATGATCGAGGTGCAGAAGTTAAGGGGAAAGCAATGACATGGTATCTCGGGACCACCACAACGCGGCTGATTGCGCCAGAACCCGGCGCCGAGAAAGAGCGTGGAGAATTCGCGGTTGGACGCCAGTTGCGTGCCCTCGGAATTGACGCGCGCGCCCCGCGCAAGATCGAGTTCAAGCGTGTGGGCAAGAAGCGCCACGCGGAGCCGATCACCAGCGCATATCTGCCCGGGTACATCTTCGCGGAGATCCCGGCGGCGCTGTTCACGCAGGCGATCGGGTGCCGTGGCCTTAATCCCTCCCTGATGGCGGTCAGCCCTCAAGAGGTTCGCAAACACGTCCAGCCGTTTCTCAGCATGGTCGATCAGGAGGCCGCAGAGGCAGAACGCATCATCGCCAGCCGGGACCGCGCCGCAATGTGCCAGTTCCAGCCTGGGCAAGCGCTTGAGATCCTCTCTGGGCCGTTCATGGACCGGATCGTGAGCTTCACCCGCATGATCGAGGCCGCCCACGACATGCACCCGATGATTGAGGCATCGGTACAGATGTTCGGGCAGGTTTCAAAGGTCAGGATTGACCCGCTGGATGTGAAGGGGGTGGCGTGATGTTGGACCGTAGAGGTATCTTAAGGCTCATTGGTGGCGGTATTGCGACCGGCGCAACGGTAGATCCGAAGTCGCTGGCAAGAGAGGTGGCTAAAGCTGGGCCGATGGTGCCAACCCAGAACTTGGAGCCGACGGACCAAACATCACAAGGTATCGTTGGGGACAGCGACAGCGGCGTTTATGACATGATGAGCGCTCTACACCGAAAGAGAGATCACTACGGTAAATTTTTGGTGCCAGAGCACATACAGGGGAAAAAGTCCTGGTCCCAGGCGTTCAAGAATTCCGAGGCGGCGAAAGAGCGTGATGAGTTCTATAAGCTGATGGAGCGACTAGAGAAGGATCGCGGATTGGCTGAAATGTTGGCAAAGAAACTCGGCTTTCGATGACGATCTTCGCGACCCCTTGATGACTGCACCAGATATGGTATTATACCCCATCAGACCGAATTGCGCGTGTATCGCATGGCTCCGGGCCGGCCACGTGGCGTACCTGGCGGTATATTCAGGAACAGGCGGGGCTTGATGGCTCCGTTGCAGTCGCTTTCGATGTTTCCAGAGCATATTGGGGCCGCGCCCCTTTCGCAGGTCCAGCGCAGGGCTGACAGGCGGGGAAAGACCCGCACAGCCGCTTTCTGGCGGTGTGACGCAAGGATGGCGGTTTATACCAAGGTTAGTGGCGTGACCGCCTCAGCAAGTCGCCACAGTCACACCCCCTGAGTGCGGACAGCAGGACCGAAAGGCAAATGCCCCTTCTGGCACAACGCGGGAAGCCGACGAACCGCAACCGCGCTCAACACACGTCCCGCACCACTCCTTTCTCCGGCACTCCCCGTCACCGGCCAGAACCCATCATGCGCTAAGGCGTAAACAGCAGGTGCGGGGAAGCGAGAGCTTTCATAGACGATGCTGAATGTGGGGCGACGAGGGATTTAACCCAACTGTGGAGAATATGATGAGTAAAGACGAACAGGCCATTGAGGCCGAAATCAAAGAGAAGGGCCTGACTGCCAAGCGCATCACGCCTGACATGCTGGACGCCGAGATCGTGGCCGAGGATTACCACGTCTTCCCTGGCTCCTGCCTGACGGTCTGTTGCCTGACGTTGAAAAACGGCTTCACTGTGACTGGCGAAAGCGCCTGTGCCAGCCCCGAAAACTTCAACGCCGAAATCGGCCAGAAGATCGCCCGCAGCAATGCCCGCGAGAAACTGTGGCCGCTTCTTGGGTTCCGTCTCCGCGACCAACTGGCCGGGGTTTAAGTGGCCAATCCACGCGCATAATTGCACAAATAGAACATCGCGCCCGGTGGTAGATACCCGCTTGGGCGCGTTTCGATACCCATAAATCAACAATATCAGCGGAGGTTGCCCCTATGAGCGGCGATAACGCGAAACTGACACCAAAGCAGGATGCATTTGCGCGCCTGTATTTGGAAACCGGGAACGCCGCAGAGGCATATCGCCGGGCATATGACACCGATGAGAATGCCAAGGACAATTGGATCTATGTCGAGGCCTGCCAGCTTCTCGACAACCCTAAGGTCGCCCGAAGGGTAAAAGAGCTTCAGGATCAGGCGGCGCGGCTTTCCCTCTATACGGTGACGCAGGCTTTTCAGGAGTACGAGCAAGCCAGGGCGTTGGCGATTACAGAGAAGAACCCATCAGCCGCAGTTGGTGCGGTTTCTGGAAAGGTGAAGCTTTTCGGGCTGGAGGCCCCTAAGCATTCGAAGCATGAGCTGACAGGGAAAGATGGCAAGCCGATAAAAGTCGAGCAAGCCGAGGGGGCTGCAAAATTGGCCACCTTCCTAGATGCCCTCGCAGATCGCACCAGTGAATGAGTTCACTTGCCGAGCGGCTTGCCGCCCTTCCCGCAGATGAAAGGGCCAAGGCTCTCTCGCAGCTATCCGATCAGGAGGCCGAGGCCCTTCTTTACGATTGGCGGGGCTTTCTGGCGCGACCGGATCAAATTGCCCCCGATGGCGAATGGGATGTTTGGTTGTGCCTCGCGGGTCGCGGCTGGGGGAAAACCCGCACCGGGGCGGAGTGGATCAGAGAGCAGGTTGAAGCGGGCGCGCAGAGGATAGCGCTTATAGCGGAGACGCAGAAAGACCTTGAGGAGGTCATGATAAACGGGGACAGCGGTTTGCTATCCGTGTTCCCGGAAGATGAAAAAGCGCACGTTCGCTATAAGCCGGTGCGCGTCACGTTCAAGAATGGAGCGATTGCTCTGGGCTACAATGCGACAGAGCCGAACCAGCTGCGCGGGCCTCAGTTCGACGCCGCATGGTGTGACGAGCTGGCCAAATGGCGTTATGCCCGCGAAACGTGGGATATGCTTCAGTTCGGCCTTCGTCTCGGCAAACATCCGCAAGCGCTGGTGACAACAACGCCGAGACCGACCGAGCTGGTCAAGGCGCTGGTGGCCAGCAAAGAGGGCGAGGTCCACGTAACGCGCGGCAGCACGATGGACAACCGGGCCAATCTTGCGAAGTCGTTCCTGCGCAAGGTGCAGGAGCGCTATGCCGGGACGCGACTTGGCAGGCAGGAGCTTAACGCGGAGATCCTTGGCGACTTGCCGGGGGCTTTGTGGTCGCAAGGGACAATCGACACATACCGGGTCGCAACGCCGCCAGAGCTGCGGCGCACAGTGATTGCGGTGGACCCGGCGGTTACGAACACAGAGGAAAGCGACGAACACGGCATCGTCGCCGTTGGGGCGGCGGGCAAAGACAGTGATCAGGCAGGCTATGTCCTTGAGGATGGCAGCCAAAGTGGTTCACCCGCAGAATGGGCCAAAGCCGCCGTTGCGCTCTATCACAAGCATCAGGCCGACGCGATTGTCGCAGAGGTTAACCAGGGTGGCGACATGGTGGAGCATACGATCCGCACAGTCGCGCCACACGTCAACGTCATTCAGGTCCGCGCCAGCCGTGGGAAACATGTGCGGGCCGAACCAGTCGCAGCCCTCTACGCGCAGGGCCGCATTCGACACGTAGGGCAATACCCGGAGCTGGAAAATCAGCTCACGCAATTCACAAACGAGGGATATCAGGGCGACAACAGCCCGGATCGCGCAGACGCGCTGGTCTGGGCTTGCACTGAGCTTTTCCCCGACATGGTGGACACAATCCCTGATGTGTCCCGGTTCTATGGCAGCGCAGGCGGCAAAGGGTTCTTGGCAACATGAAAAACGACAAGATCTTGAAGCTGGCGCGGAGCCGGATGGCCGAAGCGATTGAAGCCGACCGGGAGAACCGAGAGGAAGCGCTTGACGATCTGGAAAAGCTGGTCGGCAAACAGTGGCCGGATGATATCCGCAAAGAGCGCGAGGACGAGGGCAAGCCTTGTTTGACCATGAACCGCATGCCTCAGTTTGTGCGGCAGGTCACAGGCGATATCCGCAGGATGAACCCGGCAATCAATGTGATGCCCGCCGATGAGGGCGCCAGCAGCGAGACCGCCAAGATCTACGAAGGCCTGATCCGGCAAATCGAATATGCCAGTAATGCCAGCCGCATCTATGAGCGGTCGGCAGAATTGGCAGCGGGTTCGTCTATCGGCTGGTTCCGCATCTTGGCGGAATACGAGAGCGACGACAGCTTTTTGCAAGAGATCAAGTTGAAAGGTATCCGCAACTCTCTCAGCGTCTATTGCGACCCCAAGGCTGAGCTGCCAACCCGTGAGGATGCCGGCTACCTATTTATCACAGAGCAGGTCGCACGCGATGAGTTCGACGAGGCCTACCCTGGCAAGTCTGCGTCTGATGTTGAGGTTGATGGCACCACAGACGGGCTTGAGCATTGGCAGGAGGGCGACAAGGTTGTCGTTGCTGAGTACTTCTGGAAAGAGCCGGTCAGCCGCGAAATTGTGCTTTTGGCCGATGGCTCAGTTGTTGCGGCTGAGGACTTCGTCGCGCCAATGCCCGCGGTCAAGCGCCGCAAGGTCAACACCCACAAGGTCATGTGGTCAAAGATCAGCGGGCAGGACGTCCTTGAGGGGCCGCAGGAGATGCCGTCCCGGTTCATTCCTGTCGTCGCCGTCACTGGTGAAGAATGGCACGTCGGCGACCGCGTTCACCGGTCCAGCGTGATCCGCTACGCCAAAGACGCGCAACAGATGTACAACTACTGGCGTTCAGCTCAGACCGAGTTCGCCGGGATGCAACCTAAAGCGCCGTATCTGGTCACGGCAAAGCAGATCGCAGGCCTTGAACAGTTCTGGAATGAGGCCAATTCAAGGAACCGGCCATACCTCCCTTACAATCCCGACGAGAAGGCCCCTGGCGCACCGCAGCGCGCAACGCCTCCTATCAGCTCTCAGGCCATGCTTGAGCAGGTCATGGGCGCGGCTGAGGATATGAAGGCCACGACGGGTATCTATGACAGCGCCTTGGGCCAGTCGAGCAACGAGAAATCAGGTGTCGCAATTCGTCAGCGACAGATGGAAAGCGACGTTTCGACCTCGATTTATTCCGACAACATGGCAGAGGCCATCGCCACCGCCGGTCGTATTCTGGTCGATATGATCCCCAAGATTTACGACACCAAGCGCAACGTTCGCATTCTCGGCAAGGATGACGCTGAGAAGATGACTACAATCAACGACCAGCAGATTGCGCTTTCGCCAGACGGGCAGGCCGTCGCAGTGCCGGTGAATGATTTGACGGTCGGAAAGTACGACATTCGCGTCAATGTCGGGCCAAACTACGCCACCAAGCGGCAGGAAACCGCTGAGGGCATGCTGGAGTTCATCCGCGTTGTTCCGGGCGCGGCTCAGGTTACAGGCGATCTTATCGCGGACGCCATGGATTGGCCAAACGCTGATCAGTTTGCCGAGCGCCTGAAAAAGGGGCTGCCTCCCCAGTTCCGCGACCCTGACGATATGACGCCAGAAGAACAGCAGCAGATGCAAGCAGCCATGCAGCAACAAGCGCAGCAGGGGCAGGCACAGCAGGAAGCCACAGAGATCGAGCTGCGCAAGGCGGGGGCTGAGGCCACGGAGGCTGAGGCGGACGCTCAGAAAGCGCAGTTTGAGGTCATGAACGAACAACTCGAATTGGCCGCCAAGAACGGTCAACTGAACGCAGCGGTATCCCAGCTTGTGCAAGCGGAGGTCGCGCGGGCGCTGTCGATGATGGCGGCGCAACAGCAGCAGGGGCCAGCCCCCATTTTCTAAGGAAAAATGAGCAATGACGGAAGAAGCGCAGGTTGCCCCCGAAGCGGAGGCAGCCCCAGAAGCCGTGACCCCTGAGGCAGATCAGGCGTCGGAAGCGACGGGAAACACAGAAGGGCAGACTGAGGGTCAGCCCGCCGAGGTAGAGGGCGCAGAGCCGGAACCCGAGGATAAGAGTGATCGCACAACGCGGAACCAGCGCCGAAAGGCACAGATGGACCGCGTGAAGCAGGAGGCCAAAGAGGCGCAGGACCGAGCCGCCAAATTGCAGGCGGAGCTTGACCGCGTCAGAGGTGTTGAGAGCAACCGGCCCAACGCTGAAGACTTCCAGGACCACGACGAATATCTTGCGGAATTGTCGGCCTACAAGGCTGAGCAACGCTTGAAAGACCGTCAGGTCAAGGATCTTGAGCGCGAGACCGAGGAAAGCACAAAGCAGACGCAGGCACTGCACCAAAAGCAAGTTGAGGAAGCCTTTGGAAATCTGGCCGCCCAATTCGATGACGCCCGCACCCGCTATGCAGACTTTGACGCCGTGGCCCGCGACAACAGTGTGCCGATCAGTCAGGACATGGCCTACTTCATGGGCCTATCCGACAATGGCGCTGACGTTGCCTATTACCTTGGCAGCAACAAGGGATTGGCGGCTGATCTTGCAGCTATGCCAGCGCCCGAACTCGCAGGGGCCATGCGGATGCTTGAACGCACCGTGAAGGCGCAGACGCCAAAGCCCCGCACCACAACCACAGCACCGGACCCGGTCACGCCTCTGAAAGGCGGGGCGAGTGTCAGCAAAGACCCCTCAAAAATGTCGGCAGCGGAGTACCGCGCTTGGCGTGAGGCCGGTGGAACCCACTAAGGACCCTGAAAAATGGCAAACGACTTCTACACTACCGACAAGATCCTCAAGGAAGCGATCATGCTCCTTGAGAATGAGCTGGTTATGGGCAACGCTGTCCACACCGACTTGCAAGGGCAGGCTCCCGGAGGCGCGGAGAAGGTCGGCAACACGATCAGCATTCGCCGCCCGACACAGTACCAGGGCCAAGCGGATGATATCGACATCACGGGCTACCGCGAAGATATCGAGCAGGCCACCATCCCGATTACCCTGGACAAGACGCACACCGTACCGGTCCAGATCGGGGCGCTTGAGCGGACCTTTGATTTCAACCGGTTCTCTGAAGACATCCTGAAACCAGCTATGATCACGATGAAAGATCGGGTGGAAGCGCATATCGCGTCGAAATACTCCGACTTCTATCACTTCTCCGGCACTCCTGGCACCGTCCCGTCCACATTCAAGGATCTGGGCCGAGTTGGGGCAATCCTCACCGATGGCGCGGTCTCGAACTCCGGCCGCGTTGCGTTCCACGGCACGGACACGTCTCTTGAGCTGGCCGATGGGCTGAAGGGTGTCTATGTCCAAGGCAAGGCCAAGACCGCCTTTGAAGAGGCAACCATTGGGCGTTACGGCGGTTTTACCAACTATCAGACCGTCTACGCGCCGACGCACACCGTTGGGAACCATGGTGGGACCCCACTGGTGAACGGCGCGTCCCAAAATGTGACTTATGCGGCTGCGAAACAGACCTTTTCGTCGCCTCTGGTCACTGATGGATGGGCGGCGTCTCGCACAGGTCTTCTCAAGAAGGGCGATGTGATCACGATTGCCGGTGTGAATGCGGTCAACCCGGTCTCGAAAGAGGACACCGGGCGCCTTCAGACCTTCGTGGTGAAAGCCGATGTGAACTCTGACGGCTCTGGCAATGCGACAGTTCAACTTTCACCGCCCCTTGTGACTTCCGGTGCGTATCAGACCGTTTCTGCCGCTCCGGCGGACAACGCCGCGATTACCGTCAAGACCGGCTCTGCCAATGGCGTCCATAAGCAGTCCCTGCTTCTGAACCCCAAGGCGATTGCGCTTGTCACGCGGCCTTTGGATATCCCCAACGGCTCCGGTGTCAAAACCACGACGAAGTCGGGCGAAAAGGTCACAATCTCCTGCACGGAATTTGTTGACGGGAACACTCTGGCCCAGACCTTCCGCTTCGACATCCTTTACAAGGCCGAAACCGTTGACGCTCGCCTCGGTGCGCGCCTGACCAGCTAACAGACTGGCCGGGGCTTATGGCCTCGGCCTTTCCCATGACAGATGAGGCGAAAACTATGACAGATGAGGCGAAAAAAGGCCCGACCTGGGGTTATAAGGACGGCCCCGACGGTGAACCTGTTGGCGAGATTTTCGCCGATGGGAAGCTGCCCAAGGGCTGGGTGGATAGCCCCGCCAAGCTCAAGGGCACAAAAGCGTGACCACAATGGCGGAAATCATCAACCGCGCCTATCGCAAGATCGGCGTGGTTGCCCTTGATGACGAGGCGACCGGCGACGAGGCCGCAGTTGGCATCGAGGCGCTGAACGGCATGCTCCACGAGTGGAAGCTCCGTAGCGTGGATATCGAGCACACGGACGCTGGGCTATCGGATGTGTTTTCGCTGGGGCCAGAGTATCACGACGGCGTGGTCTACATGCTGGCAATGCGGCTATCCCCTGATTTTGTTGCGCCCCCATCTTTCGACGCTGACGACTTTTTCCGGGCAATCCAGGCGGCGTATATGGTCATCGACACAGTTTCCTTTGAGCGCGGCCTGACTGAGGTTCCGAGCAAGGTTGCCCGCCGCAACTCCAGCAGCATCTTGGACAGTTGATCTGATGCGCGTTGAGTGGATCGGGCGCAGCCGACAGGACGGCGACAACCAGCAGGCGGATCCGGCGCGGCTGATCAACATCTACCGCGAGAAGGCGGGCGATAAGCCCATCCTCAAGCGCGTTCCCGGCATGGTTCCTTTTGTCGATCTGGCATCGGCTCCACTGCGGGCGTTGGAGCAAGAAGCGGGCAAGGTGTTTGCGGTATCCGGCGCGGATCTGTCCTGCATCGACGGCAACGGGACTGTTTCGGATTTAGGGCAGGTGTCGGCTGACGGGGATGTGTCCATTTCCGGCAATAACGGGTCCGCTGTCGTATCCTCCGGCGGTAAATACTACGTCTGGGATGGGGAGACGCTGAAGCAACCGGGAACCGGCGCGTTCTCTGAAGTCGGATCGGTTGAATCCCTCGGGCAGAGGACCCTGACCACAGAGCTGAATGGCCGGCGCTTCGGCTGGTCTGACGTGGCGGACCCTGAGACCATCGACGGGCTGAGCTTCGCGACGGCAGAAAGCACGGATGACAACATCATTCGCGGGGCTGTGATCCAGGGCATTTATTGGATCTTCAAAGAGCAGTCTATTGAGCGCTGGTATCAGACCGGCGGGGAAAACTTCCTTGCTCCGATGAGCGGCGGCGACATGGATACCGGCCTGTTACGGTTCGGTCTGTTCATCAAGTTCCCGAACGGTGCCTTCTTTGTCGGCAATGACGGCATCGCCTATCTGGTTTCCGGCGGGTCTATGCGGCCCGTATCGACGCGCGGCGTTGAAACGGCGCTGGAGCAGAAAGACGCCACCCACTGCCTCTATTACCAAGATGAGGGCCACAAGTTCTGCGTAATCCGCTTCGCTGACCGCGAGGCGTGGGTTTACGACATGGTCATGGACGAATGGCATGAGCGCGCAGAGGGTGGAAGCCTGACGCCGTGGTCGGCCACGCATTCGGTGCAGGCCTTTGGCGCTGATTTCGTCGGCTCAGCCTTTGGCCGGGTGTTCAGCCTTGATCGGGTTCCGAACGATGACGGTCAGCCGTTGATCGGCAAGGCCGTATCCCGCACGATCCGCAATAATGGCAATCGGTTCCGTGTCCCACGCCTGACGCTGATCGGGGCGGTGGGCAATTCCACGCTGACGGCTCAGCGCTCACCGGGGCTGCATATCGGTGGCGGGTACATGATGGCGACGGATGGTTACACCGCCCTTGCCACTGGCGACGACGTCACGGTCAGCACGGACAGCAAGATTTCGCTTCGGGCGTCAAAGGACCGCGGCAAAACGTGGTCGGGCGACAAGGTGCGGTCGATGGGGCGCGCGGGCGACTATGACAAGGTGGTGCGCTGGCGATCCCTGGGACAGTTCCGCAACGCCAACTTCGAAATCACCCTCAGCGACAACACCGATATGACGATTGAGGCTGTGGGGGAGATTGAGCTGGCATGATTACCGTTGAAGCACCGCAGGCAAACGTCCCGCTGGTCAAGCCGGACGGGCACAGCACCATGGAAACACAGATCACGCTTGAGAAGATGGCGCAGGCGATCCGGGAGCTGCAAGCGAAGATCGAGGCGCTGGAGGCGCAGCAGCCGTGACGCTTGAGGATCATTTCGCGCGCTGGTTCAAGGGTGACACTGCCGCCGTCGACTTTGCCGAACACCTCTGGCATGCGACCCAAGAGTGGGACGATCTGGAAGACGAAGGCAAATGCGCGAACCATAACGCGCTTCTGTCATGGCTGGCGTTCGGCAAGGAATACACGCCCTTCTTTGCAGATCACGCGCATATCCTGCGCCCCGCTATGCTCAATATGTATCTGCAATGGCGCGCGGCCAATGTGCTGGAACGCGGCGACCGGAATGACGTCGCGAAGGCCTATATGCTGAGGGCTGCGATTTACGGCGTCTTCCACAACATCGCGTGGATTGTCGGTGGCGATGACTGGGCGGCTCAGATCGGCCCTGAAATCTACCGGATGTATGCCGAGACCCCCGAAGAACTCTGGAAGGAAATGAACTGATGCCAGGACCAGCAGCAGCAATCGGCGGTGGATCGGCCCTTCTGGGCGCGTCCTCATCGCGCAAGGCGGCGAAAGCACAGGAGCGGGCAGCAACCAGCCAGCTTGAGCTTGAAGGCCGCATTTACGATGAGACGAAAGAGCGGTTCCAGCCATTCTATGACAGCGGCCTGAACTATCAGAACGTCTTGAATTTTGAGCTATTGGGCGGCGACCGCCCGATGATCGGCGGCGATCCTCAGAGGGTGGTTGAGTTCACCGATCAGGTCTATGGCGACGGCTCTCTGAAGGACGTTGTGCATAACGCCGGGTGGTCGGACGAGTACACCGAACAGGTGCGTGACTACGGCCCGCGAGATGTGACGCGATTTCGGGTCGGAGAGCAGACATTCGGCGACCGGGCTGCAGCTGATGCCTATGCCAAGGCGAACCCGACTGGCGGGGCCGAATACGGCGGCTTTGAAGCCACCCCGTATCAACAATATGTCCTTCAGACGTCTCAGGACCAGATCGACGGCAGCGCGGCGAGCCAAGGGAGCCTGTTCAGCGGCGCGACCATCAAGGCACAGCAGGATCGCGGTAACGCTCTCGCGGGCAGCTTCTACAGCGACTATCTCAACCGACTGACCGGGCAGGCTGCACAAGGCCAAGCCGCTGCGGGCAACATCGCCAATGCCGGTGCGAATTACGCCAGCGGAGCAGGAAGCGCCCTGTCAGGCATTGGCAACGCGCAGGCGGCAGGCGCAATCGGCGTCAGCAACGCCTTCGCGAAGGGCGTGGATCAAACTGTAGGGATCTGGAACTATCAAAACCAGACCAGCGGTGCCACGCCTCAGCCTGCGAACGCTCTCAGCGCCCCGTGGGCCTCTGGCGGGTTCTGGGGGTAAGTCATGGCGAGCGCTCAGGAAGTCGTCAACGGTCTGGTCGCGCGGGGTATGCCGCGCCATATCGCAATCGGTGTTGCGGGCAACATGCAGATCGAGAGCGACGGGTTCCAGACTGGCGTGAACGAATACGCCCCCGTGGTGCCCGGATCGCGTGGCGGCTATGGTCTGAACCAGTGGACCGGGCCGCGCCGCCGTCAGTTTGAGAGCTACGCCGCAGATCGCGGGGTGGCGCTGGATGATCTGAACGCGCAGCTTGATTTCACGATGTGGGAGCTGGCAAACACCGAGAAGCGGGCAGGGGCAGCACTTTCCCAAGCCCAAACCCCGGCAGAGGCGGCGCGGATCTACAGCCAGCAGTTCCTTCGCCCAGGCATTCCGCACCTTGACCGGCGCATAGAGGCGGCCAACGCGCTAGCGGGCGGTGATTTCGGGGGCCAGCCCCCGCAGAACGCGCTTTCGGCCCCCATGGGCCAGCAGGGCGCGCCTGCGAACGCTCTTGCCCAGCCGCAGCCCCCGCAGTTCCCCCAAATGCAGCAGATCGACCCGCGCAACTTCCTGACGCAGGTCACACCGCGCGCCAAACTCAAATTCACCTGAGGACAGCACATGGCACAACTCGACACCCGCTTGCCCCTGATGGCCCAACAGCCGGATATCGTGAACGCGCTGGCCCGGTCGTCGGCAGCAGCCCAGCAGACCAACCAAGTGCAGGGGCAGAACGCGCTCCGCAACCTGTTCCAGACGCAGGGCGCGGATATCGCCGCCGGTCAGCCTCAGGCGTTGAACGCACTGGCGCAGCTTGACCCAATGCAGGCGGTGCAGATGCAGAGCGCGCAGCAGAACATGCAGTCACGTGCGCAGCTGATGGAACAGCGCCGGATCGCGATGGGCCGAGAGGCCGAAGCCTATGCCGCGTCCCTTGGCGCACAGGAGCGGGCAGCAGAGGCCGCGCGGGTGGAGCAGGGTATCGCACAGGGCATGCAGTTCTATCAGCGCGGGGATCTGAACGGCCTAAACCAGCTTCTGGGCACCGTTGGCGAGGAGCCATTACAGAGCCTTGATGAGTTCCCGACAGTTGCCGCGATGTATGGCGACGTTCTGGACAAGCTGAAATCTGTTCAGGAACTGAATGCACCGCCGAAGCCTGCCGATGAATACGGGCGCTATGCCGCAGAGGAACGGGCCGCAGGTCGCCAGCCTCTCGACCGGATCCAGTATGCGCAGGCCAAGAAAGGGCAAGGGTTCAGCGTCACCACGGCTGACGGGACCACCGTGCAATACGGCGGCGGCCAGAGCGGCGGAGACATGCCGAAACTGAACGTTGATCAGGGGAAAAACACCGGGTTCCTGATCCGCATGAACGACGCGGGCAGGACACTTGACCAGCTGGAAAATCAGGGTCTTGAGTTTTTGCAGCAGAATGCCGACGCAATCCCCCTTGGCCTTGGCAACTATATGCGCACCGAGGAGTTTCAGCAGTTCGATCAGGCGCGGCGGGACTTCATCAATGCACTGTTGCGCCGTGAAAGTGGCGCGGTCATCTCGCCTCAGGAATTTGAGAACGCCGAAATCCAGTATTTCCCTATTCCGGGCGACAGCCCCCAGGTAATCGAGCAAAAGCGGCGCAACCGGGCGAACACCATTGCCGGTATCCGTGCCGGATCCGGGCCCGGCGCAGCCTATGTTGACCGGATGGAGCAACAGGGCGCGACCCCGCAGCAAGAAACGCCTCAACAACCCCAATCTACCGCACCGCAGGCCCCGCAACCGGGCGTCACTGAAGACGGCTATCGCTTCAAAGGCGGTGATCCGGGCAATCCTGAAAATTGGGTGAAGGTGGAATAATGGCCGGTCCTTGGGAAAAATACCGTACACAGGCGCAAGCCCCGCAGCCTGCCGCACCGCAGGCGACCGCAGGGCCTTGGGAGAAATACGCAACACAGACCGCGCCAGCGCCGCAATCGGACCCTGCTGACACTGATCTGATGGGCCTCCTGCGCACCTCGCCAGCAGGCCAAAACCCCGGCATGGGCAGTCAGCAAGGCAGCGTCGATCTGAACGACGTCGTGCAGGGCGATCCAACAATGATCACAAGCGTGATCGACAACGTGGTCGGGCTGGATAACGGGGTTATGACACCCGGCGAGAAGCTGGGGACGGCCCTCAACTCGGCGGGCGAAAGCGCGACCCTCGGCATTGTCGGCGATGAGGCAGCGGCTGCGTTCGATGCAGCGCTTGGTCGCGGCAGCTATGAGGAGCGTCGGGATTTTTACCGTCAGAACCAAGAGCAGTTCCGGGAGGAAAACCCGGTGCTTTCTTTTGCCTCAGAGATTGCACCAGCACTATTGCCCGGTCTTGGAGGCGCAAAGCTGCTGCAAATGATGCAGTCGAAGTTGGGCCGGGCTGGGGCTGGCGCCGCACTTGGCGCGCTATCTGGTGCGGTCTACGGGTTCGCTGAGGGTGAGGGCGGAGCCGGTAATCGCGCCATTGATGGTTTGGCAACTGCGGCGCTTGGCGGGATCATCGGCGGAGCCGCGCCCAAGGTGATCGACGGGCTGACCGGCATCCCAAAGGGCGTTTCGCGGGTGTTTCAGCGATCACAGGAAAAGCCCACGATCCAGACGCTCAAATCCGCGAAGAATGCCGCCTATCGTGCGGTCGATCAGTCCGGCGAGACCTTCAGCGGCGATGACATGCAGCGCCTCTACCAGAACGTTTCAGACGTGTTTGACAGCGGGAACTATGTTGAGGAGGTGGATAATGCCTCCCGCGCGGTTCTCCGGGTTCTGGAGCGCCGCCAGGGCAAACCCACAACGCTCTCCCAGCTGGATGATATCCGGCAGAATATGTGGCGTCGGTATGGGTCGGCGAAAGATCAGCCGCAGATCCTTGATGCGATCCGCAGCCTTGATGATCTGATTGACGAACGGGCAGGGGCAAGCGACCTGATGGGTCTGGCCCGCGCCGCCAACTCCCGGTATGCGAAATACCAGCTTCTGGACGATGCGTTCAATAAAGCCGCTGATCAGACCGCGTCGACCGGCTCAGGCGGTAACATCCTGAACAAATACAGGCAGGCGGTCACCGCAATCATCAACAACCCCAATAAGGCTCGTTGGTTTAGCGCTGATGAGGTCGAGATGATGCGCAAGTTCGTGCATGGTTCGACCTCTGAAAACGCGTTGCGCCGTGTCGGCAAGCTGTCACCGAACGGGAATGGCCTGATGATGGCCCTGCATATCTTCGGCGGCATCCAGACCGGAGGCGCGACGATCCCAATCATGGCGGCAGGGGCGGCGGCAAAATCAGCGGCAGACCGGACAGCGATGCGCGGCGCTGATGCCCTCAAGGATGCGATGGCGGGGCAAGTCCCGCAGAAGATCCCGCTCTCACTGCCTGCCGGGGCGGCTACTTCTGGGATTGCTCCCCTCGCAAATGACGGAGTGCAGCGCCTGCGAGAACTGACAGGCCAAGGAAGATCAGCCCTGCCACAAAGGACGCGATAACATCACCCCAGAATGGGTGGTCGAGGTGGAAGAACACGCCATAAGCAGCGGTAAGCAGGAACGCCCAGAAGGCGAGGTTCGTGCTTAGGTTTGCCTTGCCTCTCGCGGTTTCCTCTCGATCCATGCGGCGGCTTACGCCGATGAAGCCGAGGAGGAGGGTAGCCGCCACGAAGGCAGCAGGGGCGTCTAAAGTATCCATCCTCACAACCTATGAACGAAGGGAACGGAAAGCAACGGGTTAATCCTTGTCGGGGGGAGCAGCGAGGTCGATCTGGTCATACGCGATGGCGCGGAAGATATCGGCAATCTCGGGGTTTTCCTGACCATGCTTAAGCATGAAGTCGATGATCTTCGCAATCGCTGTGGCGGTCTCGGCGGTCTTCTCGCGGTCTGCGATGCCAGGGGATTGGACTGTGAATGTAATGTCCCCGTGGCCGCCGGATACCGCACTGTCACTGAAGCTCTCCTCCAATCGCGCCACAATCTCGGCAGTCATGCTGCGGTGGTTATCTTTCGCAGCTTTCTCAACCTGAAGCTTGAGGGCTTCGGGTATTCTCAGTCGGAAATGCAAATCGTCTCTAGCCATGCCGCACCATTGCCGCACTTTCCTGTTGACTGCAATGCCGCACGTATGCCACACATTCAGTGACGCACGGTGTGTCATTAGTGGAGATTTGATATGAATAATGTGAAGCGTGTGCGCTGGACTGCCCAACTCCCCGTGGATGTTGACCGGTATCTGTCTGATGAGGCGCAGAAGAACTGCACAAGCAAAAACGCCGAGTTGATCCGGGCTGTCCGCAATGCGCGTGAGGTGGCGGAGAGTGCAGCCGCCTGAAACGACGAAAGCCGCCGGAGCTGTAACTCCAACGGCCTTCAATGAAAGTTCACACCCTACAAAGTGAGAAAATCAATGAACAATATAGTACCCTTCGACTTCAAAGGCAATCCGGTTCGCGTGATCGAAATCAATGGGGAGCCGTGGTTCGTCGGCAAGGACGTGGCTCAGGCGCTGGGGTATAGTAATCCGCGCAAAGCCTTGTTGGACCATTGCAAGAAGGCACAAGCAGTAGGGGGGTCACGTTTCGTTACCCCCTCTGATCTGGACCCCCAGACAAAGATCGTCCCAGAGAGCGACGTCTACCGGCTCATCATTAAATCGAAACTGCCAGAGGCAGAGAAATTCGAAACGCTGGTTATGGAAGAAATTCTGCCGACGATCCGAAAGACAGGCGGCTACGGCGCCCCCGCAGCGCTCAGCGGACCGCAGCTCATGGCCGCTGCGCTGATAGAAGCTGATGCGACTATGAAGGCGCAAGCCCAGCAAATTGAAGAGATGAGGCCAAAGGTCGAAGCCATTCAGCGAATTGAAGCCTCCCAAGGTTCTCAGCTGCCGACCGTGGTGGCGAAACTTTTTGCAATGCCGCAAAGCCGTTTCTTTAAGGAGCTTCACGCTAAGAACTGGATCTACAAGCGAGGCAAGGTCTGGGTTGGCTACGAGGATAAAGTGAAGCGGGGTTACCTTGAGAATGATCTTCGGACATTTACTGATGCCTCCGGTGAAGAACGCTCTTCGGTGCAGCTGAAGATCACGCCGAAAGGGGTTTCACGTCTAGCCCAGATTTACCCAGGAGGCACAGCATGAAGCGCCGTTCCTTTCTCACCGGGTCAATCACGGTTCCCGTTCTGGGTGCCGCCATTGCAACCGCAGCCGTGGCTCGCGATCCTCACCCTGACCTTTTGCGCCGCTGGCGTGATGTGGAAAAACGCTTGTCTGGTGCGCCGGATGATCAGCGTATCATTGATGAGCAGACTGAAATCGAACGCCAGTTGATGGCAACCTGTGCCAAAACGCCGGTAGGCATGGCTGCTCAGATCCAGTTCGCGATTGAATATCGCCTTGTCGGTGACTGTTTCGTCGGCGCTGAAATGGAAGGTCTGGACAGCGAGATGTTCGGCAATATCGTGACGGCGCTTCAAGCCGCTTAACTTCAACTAAGTCGCGCAAGATACTGAAAATCAGCAAGTAATAACCCCGCTTCGGCGGGGCCTCTTGCGTTCAAATTCCCCACATAGAGGCGAACACCATGGCGAACAGGGTTCTTATGCCCCGTGCGCTGGATGGCAATGGCAACATTGTCCCCGGCGCAATGGCGTATTTCTACAAGGAGGGCACGGTTTCCCCTCTGACGGTCTATTCGGACAAGGCTGGAACGGTTGTGGTCCCTCCGCCTCTGGACGCGGATAGCGCGGGCAACTTCACAGCGGTGTTCACGGACAAGGTTCTGAAACTTGATATCCGCGACCCTGACACGAACACCAGCTTGCCGGGGTTCCCGTCGGACAACTGGCACGTCACCACAACGGATGAGACGGGCGCGGGGTTGGTGAAGTTCACCCCGATCACTGGAAACAGCGCGACCAACGTGCAGGCAGCGATTGCGAACCTTACCGGGCTTTGGAACGCAGTCACAGCCTACGGGAAGTCGCTCATTGCAGCGTCTGACGCAGCTGCAGCCCGCACCACTCTCGGCCTTGGTGCTGTGGCCACGAGGGGCTTTCTCGATGAGGACGATATGGCCAGCGACAGCGCGACCGCTGCGCCCAGCCAGCAGTCGGTCAAGGCGTTTGTAGAGGCGCAGGTGGACGGCAAGGCGCTGGGTGTCGGCCAGACGTGGCAGAACCTGACCGGATCGCGCACCGCCAATACCTCCTATCAGAACGCCACCGGGCGCCCCATTCAGTGGATGGTCCACGGGTCCACCAGCGGCCTTGCGCAGGTTTCAACTAACGGGACTGCATGGGTGACCATCGCCACCCTCGGCGCGCCGGGTTCGTTTGAAACCGCAGCCTCGGCAACAATTCCGCCGGATCATTTCTACCGGACAACCGGCGGCTTCACAAACTGGTCTGAGCTTCGCTGAGGGATAGAGCATGACAAGAACACCGCAGAAAAACGCGAACGAACTCCCACAGGTCGATACTCTTGGCCCCGAAAACACGGTCCTGGTCGAGGTTGACGGCGATATCTCCCGCGCTCCGGCCAGCGCTCTCAGCACGTCGGCGGTTCAGGGCGTTGCGATCCGCAGCGATGGCAACCCGCTGGGCACCGCGACAGCGATTGATGTTGTCGGCGGCGATGTTGAGCTTACCGGGAACCTTGCGACCGTGACCCTGCCGGATGGAACCGGCGGCGCAGGCGATATCAAGTCATTCGCCAACGGGACCGATTTGCGCGCGGATGCGACGGACGGTTACCCCGTCGGGACCATTCTCAGCGCAGAGACGGAAAACACCCGGTACATCGTCACTGACGCGTCTGAAGCTGACCCGGATCTTACCACCATCGGCGGGGTTAAGGCATTCGAGATTGGGCCTGAGTTTTCCGATATCTACAAGCTGCGGGGCGCGATCCAGCGCGGCGACCTGCGCGACGGTCAGCGGGTGTTTTGCAATGGCGCGGGCTACACCGTAGATGGCACCGCAACAGGTCTGGACAGCGCACTGTGGGGGTTCGGCGTTGACGGCCTCCGACGTGAAGGCGGGCAGCTTGACAACCTATTCCTTATGTCGGCGTTCAAAAACCAAGATGTGACCGCGCAGTATTTCCACCTGTCCAATAACGGCGTAACCCTCAAGCGGTTGAACCAGTTCCCGGTTATCCGGGGGGCGGGCGATGCGACAACCGGCGGGCGTGACAGTCAGCCATTCTGGGCGCGCCGTCGCCGCATGGACCCATGGTTGATGCCTGTAACCGCGGGCGAGGGGCTGGAGTACGACTTCTCGGTCTATGTCCTGAGCGCTCTTGGCACTCCGGTGAACATCAAATGCCAGCTTCAAGGCAGCAATGCTTTCGGCGGGGTGCGCGGCACCACATTGCCGGGCGCTACCCGTGCAGCTGATCTTCTGTGGGGGCCGCGTTTCCACAACATCGGCGACAAGGTCTATCTGACCATCAGCATTCGGACGCAGGACGATTACACTGACGGGTTCGGCAGCCAATCCCCGACATTCCGGCCATATATTGCTGAGTGCCTTGATATCGACACGCTGACATTCGGGCCGCCGGTTGCGATGAATGTTGGCACCACCACGACCGCGATGCTTGAGCCCGACCTCACGCAGGCCGATGACGACACGTGGCACATGTGCATCAAGAACAGCGCGAACCGCAATATTGAGATCCATTCCGCCACGGACCCTATCAATGGCGTCTGGTCGCTTGGAACCACTCTTGATCTGGACGGCACCTTGAACAGCCTTGAGGGGTCAATCTGGGTTCGTCAGGTCTATAAGGATGCCACCACGGGCGCGCGAGCCCTGAAATACCGTGTCCATGCCGCCAACAACCGCAACGGCGACAACGAGCTGCGCGGCGTCCCGGTCGAGTTCGTCAGCACTGGCGGGCCTGAGGGGCCATATGGCGCGGCGCAGGACGTGAATAACAGCCATTCAATGCGCAATGGCGATATCGTGAATGTCGCTCTTGAGCCCGACCCACGCGCAATGCGGTCCTTGCTCGATGCAGCCACGTCCTTTGCCGGGGAGTACCCTGTGGGCGTTGATGAGTGCATTCGCTTGCCTGATGAGCCTCACGACTTCACCCCGCAGCAGGATACGCTGTACTACGTCAATACCGCCGGGTACGCCTGTACCCTGACTGTGGAGAAGATGGAAGCGCGCCGGTTCTGGCTGGCCTCTCTCAGTTCCGATGCCGGCACATACATCGACGTGGTGAACAACTCACTTTGCGTTGGCAATACCCGGATCGGCGGCGGGGCGTTCCAGATCACAGAATTCCTTTGGGTTGACTTTCTCGGCAAGTATGTCGGCGTTCAGAGCTATGCCGTGGGCGGTGGTGGGTCAGCTGATGGGGTTGTAACTGGCGTTTCCTTCAACAGCAGCACCAACATTCTGACGCTCACACGGTCGGTCGGTGGTGATCTGACGGTGGACCTGTCGGCACTGGATGGCGGCAGCTCTGGCTTGATTTCGCAGACCCCGGCGGATGGTGCCAAGTTCATCGCCTCAGGCGCTCCGGGCAGCGAAAACACTGATGCCGGTGAACTGAACCTGTACCCCTCTGGGACTGATGGCGTGGGCATCGGAGTAAGCCGTTTAGGCATGGCTATGTCTGGTGGCGCTAATCTGGGGTATGTCGAGGCGCGCAACAATGCGACCCTTGAAATCACCGTTGACGGGGGGATCTCGCGCTATGCCGGCGCAGTCGCCAAGACCTCAGACCTTGGCGCGGCAACCGATGTTGACCCCAGCAATGGGGGCTTTCAAGCCGTGACCCTGACCGCCGCGCGGACGCTGAACCTCGTGAACTTCCTGCAAGGTGACATGGTCATGATCCGCGTCGATGGGGCCGATACCCACGCGCTGACAATTGCCTCACCTACGGAGACAGTCAAATGGCAGGGGGGCGCTGCCCCGTCGTCTTTCGGTGCAATCACGTTGATTGGCGCTACCCGTGAGGGTGGAGAGATTTTCCTCGGCGCGTTGGGGTTCTGATATGGATGTTGATTTTCTTTTCCAACTGATCGCAGCGCAGCAGGGCGGGGGTGGCGGGGTCACTTGGTCCATGACGGCGGGGGAGCAGTTCTCGGGTTTCCCTGGGTACTCCGACACGGATGGGGATGGCATCCCCGGCGGGGGCAGTATATCCAACCAGCCTGTGCCGGGGGCTGTATTGAGAACACAACTCAGCCGTCTTTCTGGGCAGGGTCCTTCGAACAGTGATAGGCTTGGCTTTTCGGGTGACGTAAGGCCGCTCGTCTCAGGTTATTCTACATTCGTCGTCAACGGTACCTCATATGAGATAAACGGATTGGTCTTTGTTAGCTCACGCACATATTGGGATGTATGGCCTAGCCCAGATGCGTGGCCGCAATACACTGCGGGCCAAACCTACGCCTGCGAGCTGCGCTAACCATGGACCTCACAGCAATCATAAGGGAAATCGGTGGTGGGCTTCCTGCGGCGGTCATTGCCGTGCTGTCTCTGGCTGTCTGGCATCTCTGGCGCAGGGGCAACGAGCAGACGGATAGGGCGCTTGACCGGGAGCGCGAGCATAGCGCCGAACTGGTGGAGACGATCCGCACAATCGACCGGTACGACAGGGAGCGGGGGCAATGAAGTGGCCCCAGTTCCTGCGCAGGGCCGATGCCGCCGCAAAGAAAGCCGCCCTCGCGCGGGCTGAACTTCGCACCGACAAGCTGCGCGAGGAAATGGCGCAGCGCCGCCGCGACCTCCTGCGCAAGACAATCGAACAAAGCCGGGGGGCAGGGAGAACAAATGGGTGATTGGGTTTCTTGGGGCGCTGGTGTCGCCCTGATGTTTTACGGGGCGCTGGTAATGTGGGCGTACCGGCCAACGCGCTGGACTGAACCGGACGCGCCTGGATGGCTACAGGCTGCAATCTTCTGCGGGTTTCTTGCGGCGGTCGGGAATACAGCTTTCTGGCAGGTGTTCGGGCAGCCTGCGGTCAAGCTGGGGTGGCTCACAGTGGCCCAGCTGCGCGGGGCTGGCAATTGGCTTGACCTGCTATTCAAGGGCGGCGGCGCGCTGGCGGCATATCTGCACCTCAAGGCCATGCACAAGTCCCTGAGCGACGAAGAACAGGCCCGGTGGTCTGTAACGGAAATGGCGTTCTACCCCAACAGGCGGCTTTGCCTGCGGGTGCTGGCGCGGATCACGTCCCGCCGGAAGTAAATCACCAACAATCGAACCAGACGGCCCGCCAGCGGGCTTTCTTCGCATGGAGATAACGCATGTCATACAAGCCTGACGGACAGGTCAAGTATATCGTGATCCATTATTCGGCCACGGCAATTGAAGACGATGTTTCCGCTGAGGATATCGACCGGATGCACAAGCGGCGCGGGTTCCGGGAAATCGGCTACCACTGGTATATCCGCAAGAGCGGTTCAATCGAAATGGGGCGCGATCTGAGCCAGCCGGGGCGGTTTGAGGTGGGCGCGCACAGCAAAGGCGAGAACAGCATAAGCGTTGGGATCTGCTTTGAAGGCGGGGTCCGCAAGGGCGCGATGAATACCGGGTTTGATAGCCGAACCCCAGCGCAAACGCGCGCGATGATTGAGCTTATCGACAAGATGCTGGAACGCTTCCCCGGTGCCGTTGTTCGCGGCCACCGAGATATGCCGGGAGCGGCCACCCAATGCCCCGGATTCAATGCGACGGCTTGGTGGGACGAAGTCCAGCGCAAGCGCAATGCCCGACCTTGGTGGCTTTCTCTGATTAACTCACTGCTGAAAGGTTTTCGCAAATGATGAACTTCTCCCCTCTTGCCCGGATCGCCCTGCGTTATGTCGTGGGGGCGCTGTTCTTCGGCTCTGATCAGATCGGAGCGCAGCTTGCCGCAGACCCCGATATCGTCGCAGTGTGCGCGTTGCTGATCGGCGCGCTGGTTGAGGCGTCATATGCCCTCGCCAAGCGCAAAGGGTGGCGCCTGTGATCTCCGCCCTCCTGTCCCGCTTCTGGGGGTATCTGGTGGCCGCTGGGGCGCTCCTCGCGGCTATCTGGGCCTATGGGCGGTCACAGAAGGCGCAGGGGCGCAAGGAAACGTACATTGAGACGCTGACAGACAGCGCAAAGCGAAAGGAGGCCGGTCGTGAGGCAGTGGAAGATCTGCGCGGTAATAGCCGCGATGATGACATTGAACAGCTGCGGCGAAACTCTGACAGCTGGTGACGCGGGCTGTGGATCCTACGGTGAAGCGCGGGCGACGATGCCCGGGGATCCGGAGGTGCTGCCAGATAACTGGCTGTCCTGGGTGACGCGAACTGATACCCGCATGACTGCAACGTGTAAGCCCCGCCAGTGAGCGGGGCTTTGTCGTTTCCTGATCGCGCTCCTATGCGCAGACCGTATTTGTCGAGATTTCTGTATATTAGTATCTGTCATAGTTAACAATAGGCTTCTCTTGCTCGATGGCCTTGCCGATCAAATCAACCATGCTTTGCAAAGCAGAGATTTGGGCTTCTGAAAAAACACCCTCATCGGAAATTACTTCCTTCGCATCTTCTAGGATCTTTTCTGTCTTCCAGTTCATATCTCTCTCCATCAAAGGGGGGTTAGCTGGACTGCGCGGCAGGGCCGCTCATGATCTCGCCAAAGGCCACGCGGTCGATGATGATCACCCGGCTCCGATCCTCGTAATAGGTGACGCAGGTCTGCTTCTCGTTCCATGCGTTGATGTAGGCGGTAAGTTCGCCTGCATCCACGATCTGGTCGGCGGCATCCTCGTGCATTTCCTCGGTCGCATTTTCCAGAATGTTGACCGGGTCGATCCGAAGGGGGTGATCGGCGCAAGGGTGGCAGTAGGCCGGCACCGGTTCACCAGCGTCGTGGCAGGCCTCGATCATCGCCGCAAGGTCGGATGAATACCCTTCCCCCCATTCACCGGCGCATTCCGCGCTCACCGGACCATTGTAATCCGCTGCCTCAATGATCGTGGCCCTGGTCAGCATATTGCGTTCCCGGCAAGGCCGACACGCCGTCCAGCTGCTCTCGAGTTCTGTGCCGCAATCGCAGAAGCGAGGCTTGCAGCATTCTTCCGCCGCCCGCCTGGCTGCGGCGTGGCATCTATCTTCTGGCGCGGCGTAGATCTTAGGGGAGTATGCTTTCCCGCACTTCCCGCAGGCATAGAGTTTTGGGTCGCTTTCGCCTTTGAATGTGAGTTCTCGGACTTCCATATCGGCCTCCGGGTGCGTTTCGGGGTTGGGGTTAGGTGGACAGGTCGTCAGCCCTGCGGTTTGCCGCCGTCACAGCCTCTTCCTTGGTTGCGAACCACTGGGTCTCTTCGCCGTCCCAGTCGCCATCCTCATCGAAAGAGGTAGGCACTCTCGCGCCGTAGATTTTCGGACCCTCAATCAGGGTCTGCGCTTCAAACACTGTGCCCCGATCGCTGTCATCGACGTATCGCTCCCCCAGCTCGCAGGTGTCGTGATAGGTCGCCTCCCAATCCTCGGGGTTGAACACGTAGTCGTATTCGGGGAGTTCGGTTTTCGCCATGACGGCCTCCGGGCGTTGTTTCGTTCTATAGTATGTTATGTTTAAGCATACAGTATGTCAACTATAGACATACATAAACACGCTTGCTAGTGTGCTATCTATGGACATACAAACGCGAATGGCGTGGCAGGATTTTTTAACTGATGAAGAGCGGCAAGAGCTTGAGACAGCGGAGGCAGAATTTGCCGCTGCAAAAAAGGCTTTGCACCCCGTAAAATCTCGTCGGGACGCAACACGAAAGAGGCTTAAAATACGCTGCGATATGCGTATGCATCGAGCTAAGGGCGACACTGACAAGCCGGAATAGGAATGAGACGGTGATATTCATATGGCTGGGTAAAGTGATGAGCTACCTCATGCTGGCTGGCAGCATGTTCAAGATTTCATTCGGCTTCTATTTCGCCATCACTGCCCAAGATCATGTCGCGGCTGCACAAAGGTATTTGGGCGCCAACACTACCGGAGAGGCCATCAATCAGGGGTTTCTGGGCTTGCTGGTGGCGGTTGCGCTTGGATTGCTGGTCCAGATCGCGTCGGGCGTAGCTGATCTATCAATGGTGTACGATGAGGAAGGTCCGGAATAGGAGCGCGGAGGTGACGATGCGGTTTCACATCACGCTGAACCGGCTACCAGGATCGCATACTGGGGCGGTAGCCTATGACTGGCGCACCGGCAAGCTGTCGGCGGCTGATAACGGACGCTCAGTTCATTGGGCGTTGCAAACTGCGCTGGATGGTCTGCGCGGCAGGTCCAAATAGGAGCGAGGCAATGCAGCAAGTGATGGCACACCTTGGCGCCAGCGGCATAGTGTGGCGCTCGGATATGGAAAACGCGCCTCGCGATGGGAGCGATTTCTTGGCGTGGTTCCCGCTGGATGGGCTGGGGCAAAGCTGGTGCAGATGTGTCCCTATCTACTGGTGCGATCGCGACAGCAGGTGGAATTTCGCAAGCCGCGCTGCCTCCGGTTTCTCTCGCACCTTCCAGCCGACCCACTGGGCGGATATCACACCGCCCCACCCCGAATAGGCACCACGTTTTCTTTCGCCCCTGTCACGAACTGGGCCCATGCTTCCATGAGTGAGCGCCGGCGTTCCAGCATATCAGACCGAGCGTAGGCTCTTTCGACTTTCCCGCCGATGATGTGGGATAGGGCGGTTTCAGCAACGTCATAGTGCGCGGCGTCGGTATCCTGAACCCATGTTCTGAAGCTGGTGCGCAGGCCGTGGGGCGTCCCGGTGGGGTCGATCTTCTTGAACACCTTTCCGATGGCGACGTCAGATATACCGCCGGATCGCCCGCCGGGGAACATATAGGCGCTGCGCTTCCATTTCTCGGCCCTTGCAACCACCTCAAGCGCGGCTGATGGCAGCGGGACGCGGAAATCAGAAACCTTGCCTTCGCTGCCCTTCATTCGGTCCTCTGGCACCGTCCAGACGTCGCCGTCTATCTCGGCAAACCGGGCGTCTCGCACCCCGGCGGATCGAACAAGCGTCAGGATCTTGAAGCGGAGGCAGAGATGGGAGGCGTCATCGCGGTTCAAGGCTGCATAGATCCGGGGGATATCTTGCCATGCTGACGCGGGCGTCTTTTTGATCTGGTGCCGCACCTCGCCCAGCATATGCTTCGCCATGTCCACCATGAACGGGTCGCACTCCACACCTGAGAACCGCATATGCTCAAATATGATCTTGGTGCGCTGAATGGCCTTTTCTGCGGTTGGGTGCTTTTTCCGCCAAATCGGCGCCAGCGCCCGGTGAATGTCCGTCTGGTGGATCTGGGACATTCTCATCCCGCCGATGGCCGGCACCATGTAAAGTTTGATCGGGCTTAGCCATCGCCCGCTCGCGCCATCTCTCCGCAGCCCCGCCTTCTTTGCCTCAAAGGTGGTTTCTGCAGCTTCTGCGAATGTCGGGTCTGACCGACTGGCCTCCGCGCGCTGATCCGCCCGCTGGCGGTCACGGGCTGCAATTGGATCCTCGCCAGACCTCAAAACAACTTCCCAGGCATCACGAGACTTGCGCGCCTCCGCGAGGCTGACGGCAGGGTAGGGGCCAAGACCCATTTCACGGCTTCGCCCTTGGTGCTTGTAACGGTAGATCCAGCGGCCCTTGTCGGCCTCTCTTTTCAGCAAATACAGACCCGCGCCGTCGAACAGTTTGCCATTGCCGTTTTTGACTTCTACCGCCTTCAGCTTGTTTCTCGCCAT